CAACGGGCCAACGGCGGGCGCGACTCAAAGCTCACGAAAGAGCGCGAGGAGCAAATCGCCCAGGCCATCGAACAGGGTAAGAGTATCAACAGCGCTTCCCGCATGGTCGGTGTCACGCCACAGACAGTTTACAACTGGCTTGACCGTGGGGAACAGCAAGAGGAAGGCCTTTACGCAGACTTCTTTGAGCGAATCACACGCGCGAAAGGTGTTGGCGAGGACAAGTACTTCAGCACGATCTGGGAACTCGCCAAGGAACAGGGCGACCACCGCTTTCTCGCGTCGCTCATGAAACAGCGGTACCCTGACGCATGGGATGACACCGAAACGGGCGTCGACGCCGCAGACATCACCGTCACCTCTGACGTCGTTGAGATCGATGAGTCAAGCGTCACGCAGTAACTCGGTATCAGTTACGTGGAAGCTCACGCCCATTCAACGGGAGTACTTCGAGACCGACGCCCGGTATCGCACATTAGCGGCGGGTCGCCGGTTCGGAAAGAACACCGTCGCGTTAGCCGACCAAATAGACTTTGTCTACCACCCCGACGAACGGGCATATGGCCGCGACGACCCCACGAATGTTGTCACCTGGTGGATTGGCCCGACATACACACAGACCAAGAAATACGGCTTCGAGAAGGCAAAGCAGATCATCCCCGACGCCTTGATTGATGGGCAACCGAAGGAATCCGCGCCGTTTGAAATCCCGTTGTTCAATGGTGCGACGATGGAATTTTACTCGTATGACCGCCCCCAGTCGCTTGACGGGGCTGGCGTTGACCACATGGTGATTGATGAGCGGGGGTACATGGACACCGAGATTTGGGAGTCAAACCTTGCGGCCATGTTACTGGACACGGACGGGTGTGTGTCCTTTATCGGCAAGCCGTGGCCGAACGAACACTTCCAAGAGACATACGAGAAGGGTCAAAGCGATGCCCACTCGGAATATGCATCATGGCGAGCGACAAGTTACGACAATCCGCTGATTCCTGACGAGCGAATTGATGAAATCTTCGGGGACCTGCCGGAGCATATTTTCCAACGGGAGATTCTCGCCAAGTTCGACGTGTCTGCCGGCAGTATCTTCACCCGTGACATGCTCACCCTCACGGACCTCGACACGGTGGCCGACTACGTGACTCCGGTCGTGGGAATTGACCCCGCCGTAACCGCCGACCAACAGGCCGCGAACCGGCAGGATAGCGATTACTGGGCGGTCTGCGTCGGCTACGTAAACCAACGGCATGGCTACCTGTACGTCTCTGACGTGGGGCACAGACGCGGGATGAGTCTACAAGAAGGCGTGGACTGGATCAACGGCATTGTCGCCCAGTTGCCCACTGAGGCCACCGTGGCCGTCGAGAGCAATCAGGCCCAACGCTGGCTCGCCCAAGAGCTGCAACAGTCCGGGATTCACACCACTGAAGCCTTCAGCACCAGAAACAAGGAGGACAAACTGCTTGACTTAGCCGTGCCACTCAGCAACGACACCATTCAGTTCCTCGATTACGGCGACGGACTGGCCGACTACGACGACTTGGTGACGCAGCTGCTCGCGTTCCCTGAAGGGTCGCATGACGACCTCTTAGACGCCCTCTGGCTGACGATGGACACCGCACCAATCGAGACGGGTATCGAACCGCTGACTGGCGGGCCAGAACGGCCCTCGGGGGTGGCTGGGTATGAGTGACGACAAACCCCTCCGTCCAATATCGAACCCGACAGAGACGGCACAGCGCGCCGCTGACAGCGTGCGCCGGGTGGTAAAGGCTGTGACCCCTTTCGGGGCTGACGCACCCGTGTGCGACGACTGTGGGGCCACAATGGAGCCATCGCGCACCTACGACGCCAGGGAAGCCGCGTTCTATGCTGAGACGAACGGCAAAGTGCCCAGTTGGGAGTGCCCGGAGTGTGGACGGGCTATCCGGCGGGAGAGTGACACGCAGACCCCGCCGAATCCGTTCGACCCCCGTGATTGACGCAAAGGTTTATTATGGCGTATGACGTGTAAACAAACGCAATGTCTAAGACAGACACGAAGCGGTGGGTCACTATTCGAGTCCCTGAGGAGGACCGCGACGCCGCGAAGGACATCCGCCCCGACGACGCAACGCATGGCGATTGTCTCGTCGCTGGCGCAAAGGTCCTTGCCGGCGAAGCCCCGACCGAAGCCAACCCCGAGGGACGGGTAATCGACGAGTCCACCGCTCGCGAGATTGTCGACGAACTCGCCCATGAAGCGGGAGGTCCGGAGGTGGACGACGAAGAAATCGCCAATGCGGTGGTGCGACAGTTTGACTACGCCGCGCTGGCCGATACGGTGGCCGAGCGGGTGCTTGAGGAGGTGACGCGGCGATGAACGATACTGAACGTGAGTGCCCGGTGGAGGGGTGCGAGAACTCCGAACTGGAGGGGGAAAGAATGATGAGGGATTACGAACTCGAAGACATAGGAGATCGACCGCAGGATAACGAGGAGCGCTTGGAGGAGATTGACAGGATGCCGGAGGAAAAGGTTGCACGATTGTACGCGAACGCGAGCGTCTCCAAGGTCAAGTGCGACAGCTGTGGCGAGACGACGTGGCTTATCGGGGCTTATGGACACAACTCCAATGATTCGTGCCACAATTGCGGGGAGACGTACAAGGTGGTAGGATGACGCTCGAATACTGCCCGAACTGTGGCGAGGGGCAGGAGGCTGATACCGATGACTAACCACGACCTCGAACCCTACACGGTCCACATTCTCGGTGACGCACAGACACACTATCGCTGCACTCGGTCGGCGTGCCAGTTCCACACGACCGACCAGAGCAAAGGCCAGCGGGTGCCGTGTCCGCTCACGCGGGGTGGCGGCGAATGAGTGACGCGCACCGCGACTTACATGACGACGCTTACCGGGAGTGGCGGGATAAGCGTGCTGACGAGTTCGCCGGTATCCAACGCCGGGCGTTCAAAGCCGGGTTCGAGGCCGCAGCCGCTGAATCGCAATCGTTCAGGCACCTCCGGCAGTGGCTTGAGGAACAACGCGATGACGCACAGGAACAGGTTGACGGTGGCAGTGACCGGGAGATGGAGTTTGCTCGGTATTTGGCGTTCAGAGAGGTATTGACAAAACTATCTGAGATGGGTTGTAGATCGGAGGGTGATGCCGATGAGTGAACACATCTACACGGTCATTGAGAGCGTTCGGTATGAAGGCGACAACCTGCTAAGCATCCATCGGACGGAAGACGGCGCGAGGGAAGCGGCACAGCTGTTTATTGAGGAGCATCGGCGTGATGGTACGTGGGAGACGGTCAGTATTGACGACGACAACCATATCATCACACTTCGCAACGGTGGCGTATCTGTCGTTGTGAGGCGGCGTGAGGTGAGCGCAGAATGACCCCACTCGCCTACCTCATCGGGATTGTCGTCGGTATCGTCATGATGCTGCCGGTATTCGTGATCCCGGTGTGGTACCAGTAGGACCGCGTTAGTCCCCGGCGGGAAACCCGTGGCGTGAAAACCGCCGGTTCATCCAACACCACCACCGCACGGGCTGTTTCGGCAGGTGGACGGTCCGGGTGGTGGTTCTCCCCGCACCTTTTTATCGCTCACGGCGTTACCGCCGTGTAAATGGGACTTCTCTCGAACCTCCGAACGCTCGCCTCGACATGGACGGAGGCCAAGATTCGGTCGCTCCAAACCGGTGAGCCAGAGACGGCGGTGGATACTGCCGGGCGACGTAATAACCCGTTTTCATTCCAAGGCCGGAACTTGACCCACAAGGACCTCAAAGAGATTAAGCAGTTCAAAGAGTCGGGCGGGTTAGCCGCGCGGTTGTTCGATGCGAAGGCGAAGATGACTTTCGGGACCGGCGCGACCCTCGAAGCCGAAGAGGATGCGCTTGAAGAGTGGTTTGCTGAGAACCTGCCGGACATTGACCTCTTAACACTCTATCTCGGCACGGACGCCACGTTTTACCCCTACGCGCTTGTCGAGACGGTTGAGAACCGGGCCGGTGGGTTCGGGCAACTCGCCCCTGTCGAACCCCACACGTGTGTACCCGTGTTGAACGACCAGGGCGAGGTCGAACAATGGGTGCAACGGACCGGGCGGAACAACGAGCAACGCTATCCACCGGATCAAATCACCAATATCCTGCTGAACAAGTCCAGCGGGCGGGACAAGGTGGGCGTCTCTGAGGTGCTGCGCAACAAGGAGGAAATCGAGGTCTACCGACGCAACGAACAGGCCGTTGACAAGGCCATCGAGGTGACGGGTATCCCCCACCTACATTGGCAGATCGGCCGTGAGGATGGCCCGCCGGTTAGTGACGAACACCTCCGGCGCTATCGGTCGTTGTTCAGCGACATGGACGGCGACACGCAAATCTATACGGGCACGGACGTGAACATCGACCAGATCGACGGCCCGTCACAGTTCGATCCGAATAGCATGACCGAGCGGCACATGAAGAAACTCAGCGCCGCCATTGGCGTGCCCATTGAGCTGGCGAACTTCGGGAGTGACGGCCTTGGGTCGGGCATGCCCGCCGAGTTCCGGAAGGACATGCTCGCCTTGGAGAACGACATTCGCCGGCGGATGTTCTCGAACCAGTTCGTCGAATACATCTTGAAGCCCATTGTCCGCGAGTACACGGAGTTCGACCATCGGCAGGACATTCGCCTTGAGATTCAGCCGTTCCTGGACGATAGAGGCGATACGGTGGACCTCATCAACGCGGTGGGTGACTACATGAGCACGCAGGAAGTCCGTGACCGCCTTGGACTCTCCCCGCTTGAGGATGAGGACCTCCGGGACTCCTACGTGTCCCCGGCCGAACGCGAACGGCAGGAGAGTGAGGACCTTGAAGAGAATACCGGTGGTGGCCTTGAAGAAATCTTCAATGCTGACCACGACTTACAAGATGTCGACGATATTGATACCTCACCACCGGAGTACATGGTTGAGGCCGCCGAAGCCGCTGCCGACGCGGGCGAAGACGGGGTCATCCCATCGGACTGTGGCACCGGTGTTGGTGACGACCGCCGGACGGCCATCATCAACGATAGCGTCGGCCCGGAAACGTGGGGTGAAATCGCCTCCTATCTCACCAGCCATGAGGAAGATGTTACCGCCGAAGGGCACCCCCGAGACTGGACCGAAGACGAATGGGGTGACTGTGGGAACGCCCAATTTGCCAAGTGGGGTGGTACGGGCGACGGCCGGGCCAAAGAGTATGCGCAACGCAAGGCCAACGAGGTGGCCCGTGCCTTAGATGAGGAAGAACCGTATGAACTGGCCGACGCGGACGCCCAGTTATCCGCTGAGGATTTTGATTCGGTCATGCTGGACCTCTATGATAACCTCATGCAGTCCGATAACCACGACCGGGCGTTGTTGACCTTCTCTGAATCACAGACGCCGGAGTTCGTCAAAGAGCGCATCCGCGACTCGTTGCTTGAGGGTGGGCTATTCACCGAGTTCGAGGAGTTCCCGTCTGAAAAGGTCATGGCGCTACGCATGGAACTGCTCGAAACCCTCCAGTCGGACGGGTGGACCATTGCCGACCTGGCGGACACGGTAAGCACCATCGCCCCGGACTCTAATGCCGAAGTGCTGGCCCGGACGGAAACAGCCGCCGTGCTAAACCGTGCCCGTGAACGCGGCTACGAAGAACTCGGCCGGGAGAACGAACGGTTCCGCTGGGCCAACCCGATGGATCACCGGACCACCGAGGCTTGTGAGTGGCTCGTCCGCCAAACCGACCCCGAACACGGCGGCACCCCCGTCTCGATGGACGAACTCAAGGAATTAATTGCCGAAGCGCCTGAACACGACGAGGACATGGACGACAACTTGGCCCGTCCGGATGACTTTGTTGTGCATCCACAGGAACGGAGTCGGTTCATCCGCGTGCCGGACGCCTAGGCCTCACCCGGCGTCAGTCATCCGGCTGTCTGTAATCCGCCGGTCTTCCGAAACACCAAACACATACCCAACCTTCCGTTCTTCGACCTTTTCGGCTGGTGTGGATGCGTCAGGGTCACCAATCCGGTCGGCAAATTCACCACCGGGCTTCGGGCTGGGGAGCGAAACAACCGGATAGCGGTTCAACACCCAGTGCAGTGACGGTACATGGTGGTGCCCGCGCATGGCAAGGTCAAACTTGTGCTTGTCTCGCCACCCACGCCAGTCAGCTTCGGACCGTGCCGTTTCATCGACCTGTTGTTGACTATCTTGTCCGTGGCGAATGTGCATCCGCCATCCGCGAACATCAAAATTCAGGTGGTGGGTGTGTTCCCCGAGTGTGATCTCAACGTTGTCATACCCCTCACGCCGGAGTGCGTCTTGCATCCAGTAGTAACACGCTAAATCGGTGTTTGACCCCCGTGCCGCTGACGGGTCCTGAAAACCGTGATTCCCGACAACAGCATAGACACGGACCGATTTGAAGTGTTCGGCCAACGTGCTAACCAACCGGGTAAGTGCCTGCGACCCGTCTCGAATCTGCCCGGCAAGTAACTCCTCGATGTCGTTCCGCTGCGTTTCGTAAATCTGTGTCCCGGTGGCAATATCCCCGAGAATCGGTAGCACAAGTTCGTCAAATCGCTGTGGCCACTGTCGTTTGTGCTTCACCACCTTCTCAGCAAAGCGGTCAACGGCCTTGTCGGCAAGTTCGTTATTCCAGGTCACAACGCCACGGTCGTTCGTGACCTCATCGCCAAAGTGCAAGTCACCGATGCCCGCCACCATTGTTTCAGTGCCGGGGTCCGGTTCGTTCTCTGGTGCGATTGCCAGCGGCGTCGTATCGGGGAGTCGGTTGATAATCGCCTGTTCTTCGCGTAATGCTTGTTTCGCGCGTTTGGTCTTTGCCGATAGGGAGAGGTGGGACTGCTGACGGATTTTATCACTCCGGTCGTCGGCAAGGTAGTATTTCCCCGCGTCAGGATCATACCGAACCTCAATGCCGTCGCTCCGGAGCAAGTCTAAGGCAACGTGTGGATCCGTGTCATCAAGCACCCCGGCGAGTTCGTCAAGCGATGCCGGCAACGCGGTGATGACTGTTCGCTGCTGGTCATCTAACCGCGGTATCTCTTTACTATCGTCGTCCGTGTCCGGTGCGTCATCGTCAGCGTCAGCGTCACTACTGTCGTCGTCCACACTGTCAGGCCACGGAATATCATACGCCCCGTCGTCAACCACCACGTCAACACCGTGCTGTCGTAGCCGTGAGGCGTAGGTTCGTGCCGCACCTTTCGAGACCCCGTACCGGTCGGCCAATTCTTCAACGCTCAGTGGCCCGTCCGATACGAGTGAATCGTAGACCGCCGCCAAACGGTCGGGTAGGTCAGGCATCACCAGGCGGTTACGACCGCCGGGGGATAATGCTCACGGATAGCCACACAGACCGTGACAGACAGTAATGATTAAGGAGGTGGGATACGTTGGCTTGGATATGGCACAGACCATCCGCGTGCCCGACCCCGTGTATGAGCGGGTCGTGACCGATGCCGAACGGCAGGACGTACCGCACGGTGTAATCGTCCGTGACTGGATGCAGACATACGATGAGGTGACCGGCGATGAGTGACTTCGCTTTGGGGGTTTTCACGGCCTTATCTAT